CACCTACAAACGAGGACAAGAAGACTGCAGCAAGATCGCTTGCTGGACTTATGGTTGAGCTTACAGTATTCCACACACTATCTGCAGTAATAAGAGAAGGATTTAAAGGTGCAGCTAAAGGTTTGTTTGGGGAAGACGATGAGGATAAAGAGGATAAAGAATGGGGATCTCTTGAGTCAAACAAAAAGCTATGGGATTCATCAAGCTATGCCTTCTCAAGTGTTGTAAAAGATATAATTTCACCGTTTCCATTTGTTGGTGACGGACTTGTTTCAGAAGGTCTTAATATGCTTCTAGAAAATTTGGATGTAAATCTTGCAGATGAGAATGATGTACAGGCAGCTATAGATGAAGAGAATGAGCTGAGGCTTCTTAAAAGAAAGGATCCTATGACAGAAAAGGAGAAGAAGGAGCTAAGAGAAAAGGTTATGGAGCAGGGGAAGATCTCTGTGTATGAGGATGATGCAGTACTTAAAACACTTGGTGTTCTTAGTATAGGTAAGGATGCTATAAAGGATCTAAATGATGCATATATGCTTTATAAGGATGGAGAGTACGAACAGCAGGGTGCATTTGGTAAGAAAAAGAGATACGTTTTAGAGAGAGACAGAGAAGGCCTTGGATCTATTGTACTTGGAAAGTTCTTTACAGTAACTGGGCTTGCTCCTAAGGATGTAGGTGACATATCAAGGTACGGTATGAAGGAGATAAAGAAGAAGTCGATATCTGAGAAGCAGTACGAGAAGTATCAGGAGGTTAAGAAGGATTTAAAAAGAAATCCTACAGAGGCTGAGGAGTACCTTATAGTAAACAGCGGAAGAAAAGCCAAGGATATAACTGACGACATAAACAGAATAAACAAATACTTCGAAGGTCTCACTCTTGATCAGATGAAGGAGTTTGTAGAGGCAGAGAAGTACGGACTACATAGAGGAGAATGGGCGATCAGAAATATAAAGGAAGGCAAGACAGCTAAAGAGCTTACCAAGGAAAGAAATATACCAACGGAAAGTAAGAGTATGTTCTCTACTAGAAAAGGTGAGTAAGCCTAGCAACCTGACCATGCTCAGGGCTATGAATGAAGGCTTCAACCGCCTTTGGGGCGTGCTGAAATCCTTTTCTGTGATGCCATGAGTCACTGCCCGAAGGGCTTCTAAGCGTCTCTATACAGACAGAAAATACATCCTTGGATGTCTTGTGATGTATATGATGCCCATAAATATACCTGTGTATGCAATCGTTCCAGTTCTCTGACGCCTCGTGCGCCATAAGCATCGGAAGGTCCTGAGACTTGGCACCGTCCATGTGTGTGCTTCCAATAAGATTCTTCCCATAGACCGTGTACTTCCTGTGAGACATGTCGTTATCAAACGTGATGTTCTTAGACTTACGGAACCATGCCTCGATACATTGAAGCAGCATAAAGCCACTCATATAGTCATGGTTACTTGGGTTGTAAACAACCTCGACATCAGCGACAGACATCAAGGTCTCGATGATATCGACAAGCAATCTCTTGGCCGTCACAAAGTTCTCGTACCACATACCATCGGTATCCTGTGGGGTTTGAGAGGTCGTCTGTCGCCTGGGATTATCGGTGTGAAGGACGTCGTTACCAGCTATAAATATTATCTTATCTATGTTCCATGACTCAGACTTAGATAGGATGCCCTCAAGTCCCTCCTTAACCCTCTGTACAGCGATCTGACTGTTGTACTCCTCACCAGTCTCGAAGGACGAGCAAAGCTTTCCTATATGTATATCGGCAGGATCAAAGACAAGGCAGTGAGGATCCTTTGTCCTCTTCCTCTTGATCTTCTTGTATTTTGGACTCCATTTGGATACCTCTTCAGTCAGATCAGATATGAATGATTCAGGATCAAACTCATCCTTCCCTGACACGTTTATTGAGTAGTGCTTGCCCTTATACCAGTAATGCTTAACCTTATCTGGATCTATACCAACAGCCTCGCACTCGTTGTCAATGGCTCTATTTTTTATAATCTTTGACACCTGCATCCTTACGGCTTCAGTATTTGATTCAAGCTCAAACTCTTTAATTATACGCCTAGAAATTTCAGCCTTATTTGTTACATTGCTGTCATACAGCTCCAGTACTCTATTCCGATAAACTCTCATGTGATTTTTGTATATCCTTAAGGATCTTGATTAAATTTTGAATATTGTCTTTCAACTCACTATTATCCTCATCCATCAACGCCTCGTATATAGAGTCGGTCATGTTATTTATCTCAGACATTACAGCGTTGACGTAATTTACATGACTCATAATTGTAAATATATGTATTTTATATCTCGTAGCAAAGCCCTGACAGGTATTTTTTGTTTGATATGGTGTAATTCACATTGTATTTGTGAATATCTTCCTTCTTCATAAACCTGCTTATAAACCTTTCATTTAGAGGGTTTAATGAGTCGTCAAGTGCTAACGGTATCTTTTTTATAGTCTTATTTATCTTACGTAGCCTTGAACGCATTGATATAGGTTTGGCCTCCAGGGTTATGTCTACGCAATAGACTCCCCTAGTACCTTCCATTCTCAACCCTCCTCTTTATAACCTTCAGCATGCTCATGTCCTTGCATCTTAATATGTCGTCCATGATATCCCTCTTTTCAGGTATATACTTTTCATAGTAATCCAGTAACACCTTATAGTCCTGAACGTCCTCAAGAAACAAAGGATCGTTAGTCTTACTCCAGTGTATATAGTTCTTTATAGAGTGTATAACGGTTGCATGGTTTCTATTAAACAGCTTACCTATAAAGCTTAGTGGATACTCCTGCTTCCTAAGGATAGCACAAAGAAATGCCCTCTTATGCAGTTTCTCTCTCCTCCTGTCCTTGGTAGATAAATCATCCCTCTCTATTACGTGCAAAATTTTATCTATCATATTGATTTACCTCCTACTTCTTTCATTTTTTTAAAGTCCCTGACAACCTCTACCTTGTACTTGGTCATTGTCTCAGGATCCATCCATATCTCAAACATACCATCCTTAAAAGTTTCATGAAGCTCTAACCTGTCCATCATAGCGTTTTTTTGATTCTCTCTGTACTGTGCAAATATTTCATTATCTATACTCATTTTATTTTATTTTGGCTTTTAATTAAAATTCTTATCTCACTACCCAGGTCCGCATCGTTAGGATACATATTGCATAGTTCTTTAATTTCTATAACTCTATTTTTTCTAATATCATCCATTTTTTCTTTATGGATATTAGATGTTTTAAAAAGAAGTGGTGATGATTTTTTACTAACATCGTGATTAAACACACTATCTTTAACTTGTCTTAATTCATTTAATTTGTCCGTCATATACATATACTTTTATTCCGTGTTTTTTTAACTCTTTAATTCTATATTCTTGTAATGGTCTAGGCTTCTTACCAGGACGCTTGACCTCATAGAACTCAGCGTCTGAGTCCTTAGGTATCGCAATAAGATCAGGTATCCCTGGCTTGTTGGTGACGGACAGCTTTACAACGTAATAGCCATCCGACTCCAACTGCTTTATCAACTTAGCCTGTATCTTTTGTTCAGTCATATAAGTAGTTATATGTTATTCACAATCATCAAAGTCAATCTCTAATTGATTTATTAACTTCTCCTCATACAGCTCAATGCTAGACCTTACGGTTGACTTGTCATTATTAAGCTTGCATAGTTTAATGTTTATACCTGCCAGTTTTTCTTTAAGGCTGATAAGCCTATCCTCAATCTCTTCCCTTGTCATAATCCTTTTTAAATATGTTAACAGTATAACTCTTCTTCTTCTTGACCGCGGTGTATATCTTGTCCTCTATACCGCCATCACTAAATATCCAGTACACCTTGTTAAACGTCCTCTCCATCGTAGTCATCCTATCTCTGGCCTGCCAGTAGCTAACGGCAGAGAAGTCTATGTTGTAGAAGACAAGGTGTGCCGCATTACGTAGCGATATACCCTCACGCCCAGACACGATCTGTAGGGCGATTGATTTGTCGGTTGAATTGAACTCATCAAGGTCTGTAGTGAGGCTATCACCAAATACAGACTGAAGCACCTTTAGCTCCTCCTTAAACTTGTAAAATATACCGATCTTAGTCCCCTTAAACTTGTCCCTGACAAATATAGCCTTTGTTCTGTCAATGGCCATACTATTTCCTGATTCAAATTTAACGGTGCCGCTATATAGCTGATGTAATTTTTGCATCAACTTAGCAGGAGTGTCACCAAGGATTACCTCCTCGCTTCCCTCCACAACAAGATCCCTAGAAAGCTTGTCACATATCTGGTACGTCCTGTCCTGCATCTTGACATACAGGATCTCCTCCTCTATGTCTGTAGAGAATCCAGCCTCCTTCTGTGTGAATGATATCACGTATGGCGCAACCGCACCCATGATCTTGTCCTCGATACCACGAGAATAGTCATTTACCATGAAGCTATTTATCTTCCTCTGCCAGACATTTACATAGTCATGAGACCATGCATAAAAGTTCTTATAGTTCCTGAACGGATTGTCTGGGTGTACATAGAACTGATGATATATCTGGCTGTAAGACTCAGGCGTCAGTGTCCCAGTCATGAGTATAATCTTCGCATTGTTTATGGATAACATCTTTCTTATCTGACGTGTCCTTATGCTTGGCTTAGGGAATGCAGACATGGTGTGTGACTCATCGCACACAACCACGTCAAACATCACATCCTCAATCTTATGTATAGACTCATAGTTTATAATCGTTATATCAAACCCTGGATCCATCGTGTCATAGTCGGACTGTATGGATGATATAGCCTTCTTCTTTGTCAAGAACAAAACCTTGGTAGCCCCAGCAAGCCTACATATCTCTAAGGATGTGAAGGTCTTACCGAGGCGTACCTCCATCGCAAGGCAAACCATATTGAGTCTGTTCAGTATGTCAACACCCCTCCTGGATATGTCAACCTGGTAGTCACGTAGTCTCATATCTTAAAAGTTTAGTTTCACCTGTTCAGGCTCAGTTTCTATAAATTCTATCATCTTACCAGTTGCATTCCTGGTAATAATCGGCTTGGTGTCGTACTTAAACTTACCAAAGCTATCCAACCATTTGTAGAACCTGCTATGAGAAAGTTTAAACTTTCCATAAGGCCCATAGTCTGGATACTCCTGAGTAAAGTTGTTGTAAAGATCCATACCCAGGCTTGCAGATCCCTTGTTGGTGTAGTAGTTGTCCTTTGCGTCAGCCCACTCCCAGAAGTCTGAGTTTGTCTCAGCAATAAAGTTCCTAGCCTTTAGGTTCTTAAACTCGCATACAACAAGACCACTCTTAAGATATAGCTGAAGGTTGTCGATCATGTAGTTGTCAAACTTTGACCACTCAGACTCATTCCACTCGCTGAATAGCATGTGACCGAAGTCGCTCTCAGGGGTGAAACTCTTTGTGTAGTACTGCTTGAACTCAAGGTCCCACTTACGCCTCTCGAAGCTGTTACCAGCACCCCTTATCGCATAGTTTGTAGTTATTACAATCTTTGGAGAGTACTCGAATGGTATATGGATCTCGTCCTTGTTCTTCTTCTCAAGAGTTATACCCTCCGTTATTACAGAGAAAAGTCTCTCGAAGTCAAAGTTCTTTGCGACGTCATCAAAGACAAGAGTCTGTGTGTCTACCTGCACCCTCTGGTACGGGAAAGACTTCTGGAATGAGAATCCCTTGCCGTCAATTATAACCATCTTCTTGATGTGGCTTATTGACTTGACAAATATACCCTTACCAGTACCACCCTCAGGATGGTCAGATATTATCTCATCATTTAGTATAACAGCAGGGCAATAACTTGCTGGCTTATGTGAGTGCATGAGGTATCCAAGCGTGCTCTCCATAGACCTAGTGCTGTCGGACCTGTCTCCAGATATGTTCTTTATGAAGTACCTGAACTCTGAGTCCTTGAAATCTGACTTGATGAAGTCCCTGTCTATCTTCTGCTTCTCCCATACATGCCCCTTGAGGTTCTTATAAGAAATGGTTTCTACGCTATCCCTTGTGACCTTTACGGCACAGTTAAGGTAGTATAGATACGCCTCATCCGTGTTGTCCACCATGAAGTCTGGATCTATCCTTGAGACATAGTTTAGGAATGTCTCCTGAAAAAATTTTGTATTTAGTGCGAAGAAGTTGTACACCGACATGTCGTCGATGCCTAGAAGGAAGTCAAGTACGAAGTCCTTTATCATCTCCTCGTTAACGTCAGATATGGTGTTGTCAATCACCCTGACGAATACAAAGTTATTACTACCCACTGGGTAGTACTTGTAGAAACCATTTTCCTGCAAGTATAGTCTGAACAGGTGGGGAACAAGGTCTACCTTGCCCTTGCTGTTCTTTATCCAAAACTCGTTGAAGTCTACAGTCTTAGCGACCTCATCGACATCGACGTCCTTGTTGCTGTCCTTTATCTCATCAATAGGCACGCCCATCTTTATGTCTCTGGCTATGGCCGATGTCTTGTCTATGTCCTCATAGAACTTAGTGTCGTGTCCAGACATGTTCTTGTAAGCACTACGAACTATAGCCATTATCTCTGAAGACTTATCTCCAGTTGAGTCGTATGAGTTAAGCGCAGTAAATGCCTCGTCCTGATTTACACCAAACTCATTGAGTGCTGATGCCAGTATGAACAGGTTGTTGTTCTTCTGTCCCTGGACCATTCCATACTTCTTGTCCCACCAGAGTGAGAGCCTGCGTATGATCTCGTTGCTGTCTGATATCTTTATGGTTGCCTTGGAAGGTGTTACAAACTCTGTCTCCTTCTCCATGTCATTCCATACGGATGATAGCTCGTTTATATACACGTCAGGATCATAGCTCTCGTAGCATACCCTCGATATGTTCTTGCACGAGGTGTCGAACTCATCGCATGCGTAATACTTCTCAAGTGACTTGAAGTACTTCTTGTGATTCTTTGCGTCCTTAGGTATACGCACCAGTGTCTTAAGTCCATCACCAGATGGAGATGTGAATAGGCAGTACGTGAACTCATCCTGCATCAGCTCCACCCTCTTTGAGTGTAGGTGCTGCTCGTCCCTGAACCCATCGAAGTCCAGGCACATGATTCCGCTGTGCTCTACGATAGAGATGTCACGCCTGTCGGAAAAGGTTCCAGAGAAGCAGATGGCAGGGAGTTGTTTTTTCAACATATTCCTACCATCCTTATCTACCTCTAACCTAACCCTACCTATCAAGTCCTTTGAAGATCCGTCACGGATCCGATCTATCGCCCTATCTATGTCTATATGGTAGGGCTTGTCTGTGTCGTTTATTGTCTTAAAGTACGTTATCATCCTTTCTCTGCATTAAAAGTTTAGTAATATATGCCGTAGCATCCATCAACTCCTCTAGCAGATGCACAAGGAAGTCATCGTCATTATTGTCATGTAGTGTGGTGTCGTACTTGATGATACCCTTCCTACTCCTATCGTCGTAGTGGTCCTTCAAGGTCTCTATCACCTTGTCTCTCTTGTCAAGATTATCTGTACGTGTCGTGTGGTATTCCATATGATTGAATTAAATTGGTTAAAGAAACACCGACCACCATACAGTCGGTGTTATAGGTTTTTACTGAGTATGGTCAGCTAACCAGCAGAACCCTAACTGCTTTCATCATGAACACACAATGCTTAGAACGGAAGGTCTCCGTCCTTCTCTTCAGTTGTAACTGGCTGTGGAGCTGGTTCAGAGGATCCCTCTATTCTCCATGCCTCTAGTGTGTTGAAGTACTTCACTACGCCATCAGGACTGGTCCATTCACGCCCCCTAAGGTTGAACGATACCTCTACCTCCTGTCCCTCTATCATAGAGTCTAGTAGGCTTGTCTTGTCCTGCACCGTCTGGAACGATATGGTTTGTGGGTACTTGTCTGCCTGATCGTTCAGTACAAACGTTCTCTTTTTAAACTTTTCACTTACGTGTTCCGTGTCAAAGATCTTTTCTACGACACCTGTCATTTTAAATTGATTACTCATTCTATTTGTTTTTGGTTGTTAAAAATTTTACATATTCTTTTCCATACATCTCTGCCGCAAACATCCTCGCATCCATGTGCTTGATGTCATCCTCGGTCAGCTGTATCTTCACCACGGTTGCCCTAAGGTGGTCATTCAGTCCGTCCATGTAATGCAGACTATCGTCCTCATGCTCAGGCATTAATTCCTCAGGAGTGGTCGTGAGTACATACGCGATCTCACCATCACCCCAGTGCTTACCAGTCTTCTTACTCAGCATGTACAGGTACATTTTTACCTGCCATTCGTATGCTGGATTATTTGGTGGACGTTTTGGAAACGTCTTCTTTGACCAGCTTGACTTAATGTCTATCACCTTAAGTCTTTCACAATCAACAATGTCAGGATGACCTGATGCGAATAGAAAATTAAGCGAGAAATGATCGTCAAACTCCTCCATCTTACGGTAGTCCGTGAAGAAGATTCGGTTGT